CCCCCCAACATCACACCACCATTGGACAACACACCGTCATCGATTACACGCCGACAGCAATCCAGTTAGCTATCGCAGGCACACCATTCGGCTTAGACCCGTCATTCGTAATAAACGCTAAACCAAAATCCTTGGCAGTAATATTGTAGGCTTTCACATCAATCTGCTGCGTACCCCCAGCCGCCGTACCCATAGACGCCACCACAACCGGCGGAGACGTAAACTGGCGATCAAACGGGATCGTGTAAGCATACACAGCAGACCCGCCAAACTGGATCTGCTTAGTGCCCGTCTCAATACGCGGAGACAACAACATCCACTCGTTAGCATGATTAGCCAACACAGCACCAGAAGGAACCATCACACGGTCACCCTCCACAGGGGTAGGGTCACACGCAGCAGACTCCCCAAACGCCACACGGGCCGCCACGGCACGCCTATCCAACTGCTGCTGCAACCCGTTAGACGACACCACCAAAGTAGCCAACAGTTGCTGATGGTACACGCCAGGCTCGGCCCTCAACACGTCACGGGCACGCTCCGCACGCCCACCGGGAACAATCTCCAACTTGGCCGTATTCTGCTCCCAATCCCGCGACAGGACAACATAGTCGTAGCGGGTCTCACCAGGGCCAGGCAGCTGCTCTGTCACCGTCTCCACACTATTCGACGTGCACATCACCCCGTGAGCCCAAGCCTGCCCCGGCAAAACCTCACACAACACTGTGGCACCCTGAACAGTAGTGCCCACACGAAAATCGTCCGGCCCTTTCACAGACGGCATATTACCCATCAGACCAGACATTTGAGCCCAATCATACTCGGTCAACACACCATCAAAACCCTTGCACACAATACCCACAACAAACCCCTAATCTTTTCTAGAACTTTTGCAAATCCCGCACACCCGCAGCCAAACCAGCCACACGCCGCGCCAACAACGCCGACGGATTATCCTCATAATCCCCCGCAACAGGTGTCACCCTAGTCCACCCGTCACCAGGCGAATCACACTCCACATCAATCTGCCGCACAATCTCCGCAATAGGGCCAGAACCCACATCCACATAGATAAGATCACCCGGCATCAGATTACCAGGCCCAAACCGCAACACATCCGACTCAGCCAACTCAATCTTAAACCCCGACGTGGCCCCCGACTCGGACAGCACCTGCTCAGCCTCATCGATGAGATGCACATGTTCAGAATCCGTGTTACGGGCATCCTTAAACACCTCTACACGATCAAACCAGTCATTCTCGGCCATCGAATCAACATCCTCGCAAAACAGCCGATCCTTGCCCTCGCCGCGGCCACCAACCACCACCGAAGTAGCCTTAGGGGCGTCACGCACATACTCCCACGACACAATCGAACCAGACTCGGCAGTCAACACATGCTTCCGGGTCACCGCAGGCACACAATCAAACACCAAACCACGCTGATCCTTCACCTTATTCTCAAACTGGTTCACCGTGACAGTCATCCGAGCCCACGACAACACCGGCAACAGTTTATCCGCAAACACGTGAAACCGGGCCTGAAAATCCTTGATATAGCGGCCACGACTCTCATCATCCATCATAAACAAACCAGGCGGAAAACGCCAAGCATTATCCCCCAACACCCGCTTAGCAACCGACTCCGCCGCACCCGAATAGTGGGCATAATCCCTGTCAGCACGCCACTCCGAACCCACCAAACCGGGACGATAATTCACAGGCCACATCAACATACGCCACAACAGCCGAATATCATCCTCACACGTGATAGTCACACGCGAAGAACGCCACGGACCCACACCATGAACCTTACGCACAGGCCCAGAAAAAATCTGGCCACCACCATAATCAACAACCAGCCGAGCCCCAGGCTTCGTCAACATATCCAGTCTGGAATGATCACCCGACACCACCAACTCCAGCGTCGACAAACCATTCCACTTCAACGACAACTTTAGCGACTCAAAAAAATTGATAGGCGCCACACGGCGATAATCCGGCGTAAACAATGTTATCTGCGGGACGAGACCAGCCATCAACTATTCACCAAGCCCTCAAAAACCTGTACTGCACCGACACAACAATGGCACCCAAACCAACCATCTCAATACTCACACTCTTAGAACCGCCAGGCGGAATAGGAGCAAACTCCCACTCTGTCAAACGATCCATCACATCCTCAAATCCGTTCAACAATGCAGACTGCTTACGAGGATCCGTATCAATAGTAATCCAATCATACTCCTCGACAGGATAATCCGAAGACACACGCAAACCATCAATCTGCACAGACCACGACTCCAACGGGCCCTCAATACGAATCACAGGCCACGCAGGCACATCACCCTTATTAGACAAATTATCCCAGCCCGAACCAACACCAGGCGTCAACACCACAGGAAACGCGGTACCATCCTTGCCGACAGGGCCGCCACCCAACCAATCCTGCAACTTCGCGTTACTAAAACGAAACTTCTGCTCATCCCCATACCAAAACGGGTCATAGGCTGTCAAATGAAGCACATAACGCGCATAGCCACGATTCACCGGATCCACAGTAAACGTGTCATCCGCCGAATCAAACCGACACTTCAACACACGCTCACGACCAGCAGGAGTCTTCACAGACAACTCCCCCACCTCACCCGGAGGAAAAGCAGACCACAACTCGTCATACGCCTTCAAAAAACCGTCACGAAACCCGCCATCCGGATCCGGGTCAACACCCGACACCAAAACCGGTAGCGTCACCTCGCGAGGCTTCACATTAAACCCGCGCCACTCCGAGCCGTGCACCCCAACATGTGTTTGAGAAAAATGCTCAACCTCGGGAACACCCAAACCGCGCAACGAATCATTCAACAACATGACCGGAGACGCACCCGTATAATCCGTCAAATGAAGCACACGCTCCGGATCATTACCAATCAACGGCAACATAGACCAGGTAACAGTCAAACCGGCACGATCAGACGGGTTAGGAATAAACATGAACAGCACCCCCTATCACACGTAAGCCAACGCGTTCAACGCGTCACGCTGCTGCCGCTCAATCCGCTTCGCAAACTCGTTAGGATCACCATAAGTAGGCCCATTCACATTCACCACAACACTCTTATCATTCATACGCTGATACCTGCCATACGGGGTAAACGAGCCCACAGACGATCGCACACCAAACCGGGCATCAACAGCATCAGGCAGCCGGCCAGCCACACCAGACATAGCATCCAACGCCAAACCCGCATTACCTGTTATACCCTCAGCCAAACCGGCAACAACCTGCCGGCCAACCTGGTCACGAAACACCCTAGACGGGGAATGAATACCCAACACCGACTTCGCCGCGTTAGCAACCTGAGAACCCATATTACGCACCGTATCCAACAGGCCATTCATAGCATTCCGGATACCATTACCCAAACCAGACACCACATCGCGGCCAGCAGACACCAACAGGGACCCCATATTACCGAGAGCACGCCGAATATTGCCAGGCAGATTCCGAAAAAAACCCAGCACACCATGCACACCACTAGACACCGCAGACCCCATAGCATGCATAGCAGAAGAAGCCGCACTCCTGGCCCCGTTAAACCCGCGCACAGCACCACTACGAACCCTAGACGCCATCGACCCGAAAAACCCGCCAACAGCAGACGCCACCGAAGACACAACACTCCGAATCGCACCCATAGCGGAAGAAACAGCTCCACGGGCCGCGTTAAAACCAGACCTCACATGGGAGGCAACCGACAAACCAAGCCGGGCAAAAAACCCCACAACCGCGTTCACACCGCCAGAAATAACCGACTTGAAACCGTTAATAAACGCAGACGTAAACGCCCGAATACGATTCCAGCCATTCAAGATGGCCGTGCCCATAGACCTCACGCCAGACACTAAATGATTCACAACCCATGAGATGACACGGGTGACAGTCCCAATAATCCGGGCTGCAGCAGACACAATAGCACCAACAATACGGGCAACAAACCCTACCACAGCCGTCACCATCGGAGCCACAACAGCAAGAATACGGGCCACCACCTGTATCACAACCGCAACAACCTGAACCACCACACGCATAACCGCCATGATCACAGGCATCAACGACCGGATAAGACCGATAATGGGTGGCAGCACAGACATCACAGCACCGAGTATTTGCTGAATAACCGGCATCAACACCGGCACCAGCTGCGACACAACACCAACAACCTGCCGTATCACAGCAACAACAGCCTGAATAACCGGCATCAACGTAGGCAGCAACATGGCCGCAACCTGTGTCACCATGCCAATAATCTGCGTAATCACAGGAACCAGCCGGGCAATCAGCATACCAATCACAGGCATCAACTGGGCCGCCAGCCCGGCAACCATGCCGATAATCTGGGCAAACACTGGAGCCAACCGTGCCACCAGCCCCGCAACCAAACCAAACACAGGCTGCAAGGCGGCCATAATCTGGCCCAACGCCTGGCCAACCACAGCCACCAACTGCATCACCGCGGCACGGAACTGGGCGTTAGTGGCAAACATGGCAGCAAACAGCCCAATCACAATACCGACAGGGCCACCCAGGGCACGGAACACGCCGCCAAGCCCCCCGGCGGCACCCTTCAAAGCACCAAACGACGGCAACAAATTCTTCAACGACACCGCCAACGGGGCAAACCCTGCAACAAGCTTCCCCACACCGGCAGCAACAATACCGAACACCGCTGTGCCGCCCGCAAACATGGCACCCAAATTCACCTTCGGGACAGGCAAATGCAGCCTCGCAAAAATGCCCTTCAACTGCTCCACCTTGGCGCGCATCTGTGCATTCATTCGAGTGATCATAGCCGGCATCCGGTTAATCCACGCCAAAATAGACGGCATCATCCGCTGAATCCCCTGATCCACCGACGCAAACAGGGGCTTCACAGAATCCGTCACCGACTTGATAACCGGATTCAACGCAACAAAAATCTGCCGCAACCCGTTAAGAAACGGCGCCATAGCCGTAGCACCAAGATAACCCAGGGCGCCCTTAACATTCTTCATAGCGCCCTCAAACGTCTTACCAGACGCCTGCGCAGCACCACCCATGCCAAGCTTCATCGCAGCCGCAAACGTGGCAAAATCAATCTGCCCCTTCGACACCATCTGCGACACCTCAGCCGAGGTTTTACCCGTCTGCCTGGCAAGCAAAGACAGCACAGGAACACCCGCCATAGTAAGCTGCAACATGTCATCGCCCTGCAACTTACCGCGCGCCATAACCGACGTAAAAATAGCGCCCGTATCCTGAAACGACTTACCCGAAATATAAGACACATCAGCGACAGTCTTCAACACATCCGTCATCTGCCCGCCAGACTTCACACCAGAAGCCGACAAAGCAGCCGCAGTAGACGCCGCATCCCCCAACGCATACGACGTACCAGTAACAGCCTCAATAGCCGAATTCATAATCGAAGACGTGTCCGAAGACGTGTGACCCAAACCAGTCAGTTTAGCCTGAGCCTCATCGATAGCCATCGCCCTAGCAATACCGCCACCAATAGTCACATCATAGATAGACTTCAAACCCTTCTTGGCAACACTAATAGCGCCCATCATTGCGGCGCCACCCAAAGCCAACTTCATACCCTTAGCAAAAAGACTACCCGAACGCTGACCCTCAGCAGGCATCACCCCAGAAAGCTGTTTACCAACATCCGCCTTCAAACCCGGCATCTTCGTATACAACGACACATATGCGGAAGCAATCTCACCAGACATACACTATTCACCCCATAATATCAATCTCGCGAGACACCCCGCCACCGACACGAACACGCGCCAGAATATCGTCCACCTGAGACGACGTAAACCGTGCCCTACGCTCATCCGTAGGCCTCGCCACAGGCTCCGGCTGCCCCTCACTATTAGCAGACCTGTAATGATCCAGCATGTCCAGCACAGCCCACTCGCACCACTCAAACGGGCGCTGCCAACCATTAAGGTGGGCCGCCAACTGACAAGACGTATCACTACACAAAATCTGTGTCAGCCGGACAGCCTCACCCCAACACATCTGTGGGCCACCAACACTATAAACAGAAACACCAAACCTGGTGCGGAAATCGTATTCGATGGCCCCACGATAATCATCAATCAGGCCGTGGAGCCAAACTATTCCCCCAGCGAGGCACCCTTACCGTCAGGCTTGTATTCCATCCACTCACGGAAAACCTCCGCCACACGAACCATAGGAAGCCCCTCCAAAGCCTCCACAGCGTCAGCCGGGGCGGCAGCCTCCAACATAGAAAACATCACCTCAACCTGGGCGAAATCCGCAGACTCCCCCGACTGGGCAATCCTGGCGGCACGACGAAACACGCGGGCAGGAACAGCCTGCGCCGTCTCCTCCGCATCCGCCAACACCCAGCTACGGCCACCAATCTTCAACGTGAAACCAGTATCACTCATCTATCAACAATCCCTCAATGTGTATCAGTTATCGGACGGCGGATTCGGATCCGGCTGAGGCTTCGGAGGATTCGGGGGAGTATCAGCTTTTAAAGCCGTCATCCACCCCCGACCAGACACCGCATTACCAGTCTTATTAATCTGAGCAGGGTAAGCCTTCAACGTCACACCATACCCGTACACTTCGCCATTCTTGCCCTTGATCTCGTCACGATCGATAAGCTCAACCTCAGGGAAATAGTAGCGAATAACCTGATCACCATCAACAATATCCATCAGTAAAGCGTGCACGCCAGTGGTGGCGCCTGGTGAAATATCGAACGAACCCGAATCGGATCCGGCAGTAACCTTCGACTGCCAAAACAGCTCGATAACCTCTTTCTTGGATTCGATCAGCTGGAAAGAAATCTCGATAGACGACTCCGTAGCCACAGTGCGAACAACATCCGCATTCTGCCAAGCCTTCAAATCATCCGTTTTACGCTCAGGCTTAATCTTAAACCCGTCATCAGACAGATACCCTAAAGCTGTAAGCCCGGAAGGAACCGCCTCCACACCCTTAATAGTATCACCCGCGTGCGCGTCACCAATATAAACGTCGCCAGTAACAGCAGAGCGAACATTAGACGCTTTACGTGTTGCAACCATCACAACCCCCATTAAATATCAAACAATTACATTAAAACAAAAACAATAAGCTTATTCAGACTCCGCAGGCCTACATATCAGCTCAAAAAGCGAATACACATCAAAACGTGCACCATCAACCAACAAATCAGGGCCAGTAGACCGTTTACAGTACACCACCGGGTCACCGTCCACACCATCAGCCAGCACAGCCTCAACCCGCCTTGCTAGCGACATAGCACGATCCGGAGTATCCGAGAAAACATTCACCCGCAAAAACACCTGCTCGCGAACATGCAACTGCGGGCCACCATCCAACGCCAACCAAATCAAGTCACCGCTGAAATCATCGGGCACCGTCCCGGTACACGGTATATCGGACAGCCAGCCATCATCCTTGAGAACGCGTTTAGCCCACACGCGAGGATCACCATAAACAATCACGACGCAGCCCCAATCGACCTCGCCAACGTGCCATGCTTCGCCTCAATACGCTTCCCACCCTTATAGGTGGTGCCAATCCTCGCCACAGCCTCCACACGGTGAACCTGCACCTCAGACGACAACCCGGCACGATACTGGGCCCTATCGAAAGCGTTACCGCCCACATTCGCCGAGGCCGCACGCTTGACACGCTCGCCACGCTCAGCCAACATCGACTGCACCCCAGAAGACTTCAACACCTCACGAATACCCGGCAAATTCAGCTTCACATTCATATCCTGAGCCACTACCTATCAGCCCTTCTTGCGCTTCACATGAATCTGCGTACCAGCATCCCAGCCAGACATCGGATGATGCCACATGATAGGAGACCCGTCAGCCTCCCACACAACACCCCGAATACGCCACCGACCACGATAACCAGCACCCTTGACAGGCTGCTTAAAAAGCATCGACCAATGCTCATAATCCGAGTCACGGCCGGCAGCCTCATCCTCCTGCGAAACGGAAGCATAGATGGCCACATTATGGTACACGGTTTCTACAGGATGACCCCAATCCTCAACCTTGTCACCAAGATCATCGACACGAACAGTCGGCTGAAGCATCACAACCGTTTCACCATAAGGAAAACCAGTCATATCATATCTCCCACAAAGGACCATCGCAGCCGTTAATATCAGAACCGCACGAGCAACCCTCACCCCACACAGTAGAACACACCTCAGAATGAGTGAAACGACTATTCATGGTCGGTGTAATAGTGAACGCTTTACCAGCCCCACCATCACCCTCACACAACTTCTTCAACGCAGCAATCTCAGAAGGCCACAACAAATTCGTAGGAGTATTCGACCGTGTAGTCTGAGCAAACGGGCCCGCAGACTCATACTGCACCTGCCCCGACACGCCAGTATCATTCCAGCGCAACAAAGCCCTACGCAGAATAGCCTTAGCCGCATCCTTGTATTTGAAATCCGGTTTAGCGATACAGGGGGCGACACTGACAGCCACAGCCTCCACATCGGCAATCATCGCCTCAAGCTTCTCTCTAGGAATATCGGCGAAAGGCTCAATATCCTCAGGCCTCAAAATGATACCCATCAACACCACCCCCTGCACACAGCATAAACATTATCGCAACAAATAAATCAGTTACCGGCCGGAGGAGGAGTCGGTGCAGCCTTCTCCTTCACAACAGCAAACGAATCAAGCGACTCGATAGCCACATACAGGACAGCCTCGGCGCGAACCATAACCTCATTATGGCCCTTCAGGTCACGGCCAGTCTGATCCGGATCGCCATACTCGATCAACTCGATCGGGAAGTTACGCTGGAAACCCCAATGAACACGAGAGAAATCACCAACAATCGCCTTAACACCAGAGGCAGGCGACATCTCCGGGGCGCCAGAAACAGTCGAAGAAGCACCAACATTCAAGCCACGCCAATTATCCAAACCAGCGAAACCGGCGGCAGGATACATCGGCTGACCGGCAAGCGGCGACCCCTTCGGATACACCTCAGTAGACAGAGCAAACGAGAACGCCGGATCCAAAGCGACCCCGTTAGGAACCTGCAAACCGGCCCCAGCAATCAGGCCGACAGCCTTCACAAGATCGGTCGTAGCAGAATCCGTGGCATCAACCGTCTTCTTCGTCTTATCAAGCGACACCTTGACAGCCGCAGCAGGCTTACCAGTAGCAGGATCAACACCATGGAAAGCAATCAGATCCACAGCACGACCAATAGAAGCACCCAGCGCAGGCGAAATCAGATCCTGTAAAACACCCAGACGGTAATCAGCGTCAGCCCACATAAACTCGTCCGAGACACGCTGCTGAGTCACAACCTTGATAGGCTGCGCAGTAAACGCCGAAACACCCACCGACGCGGAAGGCTTAACCTCACCCTCACCAACAATCTTGGCGCGAGGAACACCACTAAACACGGCACCCTTCACAGGCCCGAAAATAGTCGGCTGCTCCGGCGAAAGCTTAGCCAAAACACCAGAATCGATAGCACGGTCACGAACCGCACCAATCATAGAACCAGGAAGCTCAAGCTTCCCTGCAGAAAGAAAATCGTCAGCCATTATAAATCATCTCCTAGAATTATTGACAAGAGCATCCACAAAAGCGACACCCTCACGTCGTTTAACATCATCAACGGGGGCACTCCCCGCAAGACGGCGCACACCCGCGCCACCACTACTATGGTCGATCAAACCCTTCAAAGCCTTAGCAGACTCCACCAGTGCTTCACGATCACTACCGTGCAAGAAAGCGACAGCATCACCCGACAGGCCACACTCGGCAGCCACCTCGCGCTTCACACCCTCAAGAACAAACCCGTTGATCCGGTCTTCAAGTTCCTCATTCTTGCGGCGAAGCTCATCAATAGTAGATCCAGAATCATCACTCGAGGTACGAAGCTTCTCCAACTCGGCGAAATTACTTTTAGCACGAGACTCCCACTTACGAGCCTCAGCCTTCCAATCCGTTCCAGACGACCCCGAAGCCTCACCCTTCACGGAAACATCACCGGCATGATCATCGCCGGCAGCCTGCCCATCCTTCACAACATCAACAACGTCTCCACCCTTTCCGGGCTCCACAACATCATTGTCAACATTCTGTTCCTCAACACTCTGATCGGCCATAGCCTAACCTTACACTCCTTGCGGAAAACAACACAACATTGTTGACCCCCGTGCGGGAGACAACCCTGTACACCGATAACCGGCGGCGCACAACCGGAAACCACATCAAATTATCTCATGCCGCCAACAGTACGCATAGCCTTCAAAATATTGCCAGGCGACTGCTGCAACCCGTGATCATCAACCCACTCACGAGCCTTCTCATACGTCCTCTGATACTCGGCATCAGCCCTATTTGGTTCCCAAGGGCCAACAACCTCAACCACCGTACACCCGCAATGATCATGATACTTAGAACCAAGCGGACGCTTACCACCACGCTTATGACGCCGCGTATGACCGGTAGTGAGTGCCCGTTCCTTAGTTGTATAATCCGACCTCGTAGCCAACATGGCACAAAAAGCACACGGATCACCATCAGTCACCCGACGCCACGACCTGCCCTGCGCGCCAGCAGACCACTCCACTGTGTCACGGCCAGCATTCATAACAGCCCGATTAACACCCGCCGCCATAGCATCAATCGTATCATTCGCCCTATCCGGGTCACTATTCATAATCTTCATAGTCGAAAACGACCTAGCCAACGCGGCGGCAGCATCAAACTCGTCATACACGATCAAACCAGGATCAACACCGTTCAACCGGCGAAAATATGAAACGAATTTGGCCGCCAACGACGCCGAACCATCATGGCCGGCACGCTCCAACTCGACACACAAACGCACATACTGTGTGTCACTCATCTTCCCGGCACGCCACAAACGACCAAGCTCGGCATAATAGCCCGCATACTTCCCAGCAAACCTGACCGACTCACGCTGATACCCGGTAGCAGCCAACCTCGACGCAACACCCGAAGCCATCGCCTATCAAACCTCGTTAGTTTGACGTGAAATAGCCCCAGCCAGTGCCGCCAACGGATCCGAAGATTCGGCACGATGACGCATCACAGCCTCAACCTGCACATCATCAAGACCCAACATCTCCAACACCGTCCGAGAATCCGCGGGCAAAATACCGGCACCAACAAGCTTCGTCACAGCATCCGCCGTAGCCGCCCGAGTCGGGGTTGAAGCATCACGCCACCTCAAACCCACATCACCGAAAAACGCGGCCTCATCAACACTCGAATCAAGCGCCCTGGCAGCCAGGAAACCAACGGACAGCCAGCCCTGACCAAACGATGTCTGCCTGCGTTCAGCACGCTTCACAAGCCGAGATTCCTCGGCAGCCAACGCCTCCCCACTAGGCGGGTTAGACGTGATAAACCCGAAATAGCGTTCCGGAACCGCAGCCTCCCCAGCCGTCAACTGCGCCAACAAACGCATCTGATCCGAATACGGTGTAGGACTATTGACAGGAAACGACCCCACATTCGGGGTGTCACCATCATCATCCTTATCCACAGCCCACACAGAAGCCATCGACAACACCCAGCCAGGCTGCGAAAACTCGTCAGCCGACACACCCGTAACCCACCTTTGCGGATAGGCGTAGAAGTCACGATTCACAGACTGCCCCAACAGTGTGCGAACAGCCTCATCAGTGTAAGCCCTAATAGACCTCGTAATCTCCGAACGGCCATCAATCCTCGAAGTGCGGCGACGATTCACAACAGGCACCAACGGAACCGCACCCAACACATTCTCGATACGGCCCGTCTCAACCCACTCACGAGACCCACGCCGCTCCACCTGAACAATCACATCAGGAAGCAACAACTCCGCCTCAACCACCTCAGGATCACACGTCTGCTGAACCACAAGGCCAGCATCCAGACGAGACCCATCGGCAGAAAACCGGCCAGTACAATTCTTCGGAGACTGCGGACGAACAGAAACAGTGCCATCCTCTTGCGGTATAACAGCCACAAACGACAACCCAAAAATCAGCGCATCCAAATGCACATCACACGACGCCGTAGCAAGCCGATTCGCAGCATACACACCATCCAAACCGTAGCTGTCACCATTCGTCCAGCCAAGCCAATCCAGCCGCTCCTCCAAAGCATCCACAGCTATACCAGGCCACGACACCACAGTCTGCACCCGCTGCAACTCCGGAGGAATAGCAACCCCCAAATCACGCACCCGACTAGAGCCCTCATAGTAGCCCTCAATGCGACAATGCCACGAAGACAACCTTTGAATACGATCAAACATGCCCTCAATCAAAGCCAACTCATCCGAGTTCATACCACAGACACCCGCTTCCTACCACTACGCTCCCGACGGCCACGACGAACACGTTTAGCCCCCAAAAACGCCAAAGACACAGCCTCCAACGGAACCTCAGAACCATCCTTAAACGAGGAACCCCAACCCCACGCAGAGCCTTTCTTTTTCTGCACAGCCGACCTCACAGCAATCTCCAACATGTCACGGCGAGAATCAGCCCTAGGGTGAGACACAACACCAGACCTGACACCCTCCAGAAACGCCTGACACGCCTCCACATACACGCCAGTATCAGCAACCACCACGCCCCGACCCGGAATACCACGATCCGTCAACGCCTTCTGCAACAACACCGCACCAGAACCGGCAACCATGATCCGGTCAGTATCACCCCAACGAACCGCCAACCAGTCAGCCAACCGGCCCACACCATCAACAATCGTTCCCGACAGCCCATCAATAACCTCAACATGAACCCCAGCATCAGTCCTGCCGGCGCCAGCCAAAGCAACCCTATTGCCAGAACGAGAAAACGAAACACCAAACACTTTCCCGCCAACCAGACTCGCCTCATCCACAGCAGACTGCAACCATTTATCCGCCGGAACCACAGACGTAGCAGACTGGCCACGATCCCACCAGCCAAGCCGCTCCCGAGCAAACCCGGCAGCAGACATCGACTCATGCTCATCCGACACAGTCCCAAAATTCAAACGACGACCCAACGCAGGATTCGTATCCCCCGCCAACTTCCTCCACGACCTTGCTAGATCGTCCGGGTTAGACTCGTCAGGAATCGAAAACTCCGTCCACGCAAACCTTTTACCACCCGACAAAGCCTGCCCGCGAAGACGCAACACCACGCTACCGTCAGCCAACGGCCCCGGCGGAGTACCAAGGAAAATCTGCTGCGGATCACCAGACGGGGCAGCGCTTACCGTAGGAAGCAAAGCCTCCAACTGCTCATCCGACAACTCCTGCGCCTCATCACACACCAAATCATCAACAGTAAACCCGCGAGCCGAACCCCGAGAACGGGCCACAAACTCAACAGAACCCCAACCCGAACAACCACACTTACGCTCAAACGTGGCACAATCAGGATGATGCAACACAATAGCCTCCTGACCATTCGTCGCCCGAATCGACTTCACCATACGATACAAGTCAGGAAACTGCCGCTCATTCTCAAAAAACGAACGCAACCGCATAAACGCCTTACGAGCCGACTTCAACTCATGAGCCGTATGCAAAATCCGGCGACCCTGAATAGTCGCCTTAAACAACTCCACAACCTCCAAAATAGCATTCTTGCCATTCTGCCGCGGAACAAACACCCCACACACACCCGAAGCAAGCCTGCCATTACCACCGACAGCAAGCCAGTCATCCAACACCTGCTGCTGCCACGGATCAGGCGTCAACCCATACGCACGACCCAACTCCCCAGCATCACCCCCAGCAGACACCGAATACGCCGCAGCAACACGGTGACGAGGAACCTGAGACCCAACAACACCAGACACCTAATCAGGCCCCCCTACGCTTCCTATACCGGTCAATCATCGCCACCGCAGAACCCCCACCACGGCCACCAGACGCCACATCAACCGAATACCGATCCAACATGCCCATAAACGCCTTCACATGAGCACGCAACGAAGCCACCAAATCCGCCCGGCCCTCACGCCACACACAATCATGAATCACCGCAGCATCAAGAAGAAACAGCCACTCCTCATCCGACACGTACTGCGCGCGACTATCCTCACCCCACACACGCCACCACCGACGCGTCTCCCCACACCACTCACGACTATCAGGAAGCCCAGGCTGCACAACACTCACCACCAACACAAAAAGTCGACAAACAGACAAAACCACAAAAGGGAGGTATTTCACTA